GTCTAGTGAGGTTGATTTGATTGTTGTTCCCATTTTATCTTAACCTTGATAGTGTTGAAGTGAATTCTACTTGTTCTTCAGTATTCACCACTTTGAATTTTAGTGTTACACTTAAACTATTATAATCACTCTGCAAATCTATTATCAAATCAAGAACTTCTGCTCGAGGTTCGTAAAATTGAATAGTATTAATAATTCTATCGCGTAAGAGTGCATCCTTACCTTTATATGCCAGTTCAAAGAGTTGTGCTCGGACATCTCCTCCAAAATCAGGACGAAATGGTTTTTCCAATTTATTACACATCACCAACGTTTTGACTGACTGCTTCACAGCAGCTGCGTCCGTCTTCTTGAATATTTCTCCAGAGGACGGTTTTGCCGTAAATGATAGGTCAATATCTGTATACTGCTTCGTTCTACTAGTCGTTACCGAAGCAGTGTTGATATTATTATCTTCCTGTGCGAATGCTCTTCTTGCCATAATTCTATTTATATGTGTTTTTAGTCAGTTTCTCTTATTTCTATCAATTCATTTTTACTCATAAGTGTCCCATTATACCATGTCTGAATATCATTTGAAAAGGTCACATCAAAACTCTCAGGGACATCGTTGAATCGTAATCCAATCTGACCAGTCAATTTACCACTAGGGTCATACGAATCATAATCTAGATATAGTCTGTCAAAACTAATATAGTCTTTCCAATATTCAGCGATATCAAAGGTTTTCTCAAAGTCAATCTTACCATCTTTGTCTATGACTTGATAATAAACTAAGCGACCAAATCGTTTATCTTCAATCACTTCATCACCAATCAGAGATGCCCATATATCTTTGGGTTGTAACAATCCTTCCGAAACAATCAGACGGATATCATTGAACAATGGACTATCGTTGATTACTCTCATTGCTTCTGCATGAAGATACAGATTACGAGCGATACGCCTACGATTAAACTCAAACTCGATGTGATTAAAAGGTGTTCGGTCACCATATGCACCCAAGAACTTTGCAATCGTGATGCCTGGCCCTAACTTAGTGGCAGAACTGATTGATACTTGATTCTCTGGGTTGTATACTGGGTCTGCTAATATAATCATGGTCTAAATCTCTTTCCTCTGTTTTCAAGCGCATTCCCGATAGGTTGATAACCAAATCTTGATGATGCAGACTTTTTCACAGTTCTACCAATTGCAGGCGGTGTTGGTATTTTGTATTCAGGGTTCAACAAACCATCCGCAACTAGAATACTGCCTACTGCATCACCCACATACGAACTCTTTAGTGCAGAACGAACTTCTGCAATGGTCGGTATTTTATAGAAGTATCCTTCATATTTCTTTTCAAGTAATAGACTTGTTTTGAGTTTATCCTCTGCATCAATGACAACTGTTCGTATTGCATACGACCCATTGAGTGAATGGTCAACCACAAGGTCTGGAGTAATAGGTGCATTCTGGCCAGAAATATCTTCTTGTGATAATGAGTGTAATGTTGCAGTATCACCAACTGTGCTTCCTGATGTTGCCGCTTCTCCATATGATTGTGAGTGTGTAAGGTCTGATACTTCAGCAAATGCCGCTTTATCAGCATTGACAGAACGAATCGCTTCGGTTGCGACACCCTTGAATGTTCCCCAGAAGATTGCGTTTGAACCACTATCACCTGAAGCAACGCCTTCAACCTCACCCTTACTACCATGATAAGATTTACCTGTGTAGTCAACCTCTTTACCACCGATGAGTCCCTTATTACCAAAGACAGTGATTTGTTTCGCCCCTGTGATATTGGAAACCTTCGAAGTCACTGCAAACTGTTCCTTACCAGACACAAAGATTTTATCCTCGCCAGCAATGTCGATGTTACCCTCAACGAGATTTGACTGATTTCCCTTGACAATCTGATTGTTGTCTGCTAACATAATGTCAGTATGTGTTCCGACTGTCTTGGTCGTTCTGGTTTGTTTGGTGGTATATGTTGAGTTTCGAACAACAGTAGTTCTATGATTCTCTTGAATATCTTCTACCATATTACCCGCAACATTGACATTATAGTTACCACCTACATCGACATTGAAGTCACCCGTTACCTTGAGATTTAGATTACCATTGTAGATGAGATTACCCTCACCCTCAACGATAACTGTTTGGTCACCGCCCGTAACTTCCACTTTGTTGTTTGTTGATGTGATAACAACAGTTCCATCTGCCCGCATCTCAACACCAGAACCCTTGCGGTGTTTGATTAAAATACGTTCACCGCCTGGCGTATCATCATACTCAACAATATGACCCGATGATGTCTCGTTCACATCATTGAATGGATACTGTGACGGTCTCTGGGGAACAATGTTTAATGATACACCAATGTCACCACCACCTGTCGCAAGTTTATTCACTTGCGTTCCAACCGATGCCTTATTGAGACTTGGCCCGTAATGGTAATCTACTTTAGGAAACTGACCTGACGGGTCTTGCATTCCATTTTCAGGAACACCGACAGTCTCTTCTTGACCCTCGCCAAGTTTCGCTTCTCTCTGTGATATGTTGTCTAATTTAGTTGTCATTAGATATCATCCAAACTTATATCATCGCTTGCTAAAACGTCGCCAAATGTTCTTACTTCAGTTGAAGGTTCATCAGGTTCAGGTTCGTAATCAGTCAAGTCTTCAGCTTCTAACCACGCACCATCTTCTTCGTCCCACTCAAAATAGTGTCGAGTTCCATCTGGGTCTGTGCGGGGAATATCTTGACCGTCTGACCCCTTCGCTGGTGGAGCGGGTCTAGAAGTGTCTTGTAGTATCGCTTTATCCTGTGGTGCTGGGTCTCCGTTAGGTTCAATTACTTCTGTAGTTCTAACCGCAGAACCACTGATAGACTCGTCACCACTTTCTAACAAAGATGTCACATCATTAAACACAATCGTTCTACCTATAGATTCTAGGTCTATCGACTTCACAACAAAATTAGGTTCTATTGATTGACTATTTAGTGTATCACCCACGATATTTTTCTTACGGAAGATTGCTTCAACAAAAGAAATTACATCAAAGTAAGGGTCAAGTTCATTTACATCAACATCACTATGACCAAATACCTGACCGCCTGGGAACTGTCGATAAAAAGCACCTAAGAATTGTTCGAGTGTGGTATATTGTGCTCGAGTAAAAGAACCGGCACTTCTTCGAGCATCTTCCGAATTCACGGGTGAATCGATACCACCAACCATCACAATACCGATTGAGTTCTTGTCATGACCATTTGTAGGTGCATGTTCACCCTGTCTGTCCACAGGGCGACCACGTTGTAATCTACCATCTCGTCTTATCACATAATGAAATCCAATACCATCATGACCCAGTTCTTTGTGTATATTATTGATTTCGATAGAACCAATGTTTTTGTTTGTAAAGGTTTCAGTTGCGTGAACGATTACTTCCGTAATCACCCGATTAATATTTGACATCTCTGTGTCTAGTTCTTCTACAGAAGAGATGTAGGTAAAAACATCATCAGAACTTGACCGTCCTGACCATTTCTGGTTATTATCACTAATTGTCGGCGCATCACCAAACATATCCGCATCAACAACAAATGTGCCAGCGATTGTCGTGTCTATCTTATCAAGACCTGTTTCGACTGTTGCAACTTCATTGTTATAATCACTTATTTCTTTTTCAGGAACACCCTGTTTTCTTGCTTCTTCTTCGACTTTATTTTGTAATTCAATAGTTGTGCTAGCGGATGTCGAAGCAGATATCTGTTTCATACGAGGAGTTACATTGGATGATTTAGAAACAACTCTCTTTACCGCAGATGTTTTTTCTTTTGGACTTTCTGCGGTTAGTTCTTTGAATGTCTGTTTATATTCATTTCCGCTGAAAGATATACCACCTGGCACAACATTAGCAACAGATGCTTTTGCATTACCGCCGATTGTCTCACCAAAATTTTGAAGAAATCCACTTTGAAGTCCATTATCAAATTTTTTATTTGTTTTACCAACAAAACTTGTCACAGCACTACCAAAATCACTGACCGCAGAGGTGACATTACTGAGTCCTGATTTTATAACATTACCAACACTCTTAAAATTACTAAGAATACTTTTAGATTGAGGTGCCTTTGCAGTTAAAGCAGATATTCCTGTCGAATTAGATACATTATCTTTTATATCAGACAGTTTACCTGAAATATTACCCACAGGAGTAACATCTTTTACAGTGTCTTTGAGTGAACCAAAGTCAACACTTGGAATATTCATATTTGCTTGTTCAGTTGAGTCTGCTATAGTGCTTGCAAATGATTGAACATCAAGTGCCGCCGCATTCTTCTTACTCTTTGCAACTTCGACTGATGATGCAATACTTTGGGGGCCAGTTGCACCAACCACCTCTATTGCCGATGATGCAGTATCTCCCGCTGTCTGTGCAGGCAAACCAGTCATTGAACCTAATGCAGACTTGGGTGTTTTAGTTCCCGTCAGTTTACCAACACTATCAGTCAGTTTACCTACTGAAGTGTTGAGTGTTGTTTCACTTGCTGTAATTGTATCTTTACCTAGACTCTTGACACCACCCAAAACTTCACCATCTTTACGACCAAGTTTGGTTGCATTCTTGACAAGAGTATCCTCTTGTGCTTTAGTTGCTTTCGCTGAAAGACTTGACGGACTTGTATCTTCCGTAACCTCTACCCTTTGAGTCAAAGTATATGAAAATCCTTCTGCGTCAACACCCCTTGTTGTAACCACTTTATACTTTGAACTAGAAGATTTATTCGTCTTTGCCTCGTTCTTGAGCGCAGTGTTAATATCAGACTTATCTAATGACATGATTAAATCCTATCCTTCAATCTTCGAGCAGCAAGTTCAATCTGTTTGATAAATTTTGCATTAACTTTTTTTGAATAAAAACGAGCAAATATTTCTACAGAACCATTTATTCCTTCTATGTTTTGAGTATCCAACAGTCTAATGTTTGCTTGACTTTCTGTAGTTCTTAATTCGTATATAACAAATTTCAACTGTTCACTGAATCTCAAATAGTTATTTGAGAATGCTTTCATTTGAGCCCATCGTTTTTCTTCCCATGAGTTAATACCATTCCCTCCTTTTGGAATCTGATTTGTTCTCATATTAGAAATCTTTTGTAATGTTGCCGTCATACCTATCGCTTGATTTAATGTATATCCAACGTTCAAGAAGAAACTTAATGCGAATCTTTCTCTATTGATTACCACATGCCTCTGTGGGTCACCAAAGTTATCATCTTGAATATCTTTATCTGGTCTCACAAAATCAACAACCTTACCAAAAAAACTTCTAGGGTTTTGTATTCCCACATCTTCGTCTGGTTGTCCTAGTTGTATCTCTGATGCCATTTCGATGTGTGGTAAAGAACCTAATATGATAGGTGTCTGCGAGTTAACACCATCAACAAAGAATCCAAATACCAGCGCACTGGGTTGAAGTCTAGGAATACGTCCTAAACCAGAAACTCCACCCTCTGTGGTTGGCAGAACACACTGGGCCCACGGTAGGTCACTTTCAGGTATATCCACCTGAGAGTGACTATGAAGACCATGCACACGAATCTTGATACGACCTTCATAACCAACAGGCGGTTGATTACTAATAACCGTTGCAATAAACCAACGACTATTATCACCATAGTATTCAGATGGGATTGGCGTAGGTGTCATGCGTTATCCCTTTCTAGTTTACAAACGTTCATACTCACGGTGTGTTGAGTTCCTTGAAAAGTGTGTCTAGTGTCATAAATGATGAACTTACCAGATAATCTTTTATCTAATGCAATTGTCTCATCAATATTTTTTTGTATCTCTGCATTATCATTTATGACATTCATACGAACAACATCACCAACGGTTGCCTTCGCAACAATAAACCCTGCACCCTCAATGACAACATTCAACATATTTTTATACAGATGTCCTTTTAACGATATGGACTCAATCTTTTTTCTAAACCGAGATTCTTGAAATTCATCATTATAACTTTGTGTATTGCCATATGTTCCCGAAGACGTTATAGTATGAAACCTTCTGGATTCATATAAGTCGGATTGTTGTTCCGATAAAAAGAAATCTTCATCAAATACATTTTGGTTCTTACCAATCACATTTCGATTTTCCATTCTCTCTAATGTCTTACGAATACTATAAGGTTGATTGAATATCTGTGCTGTATTTATATTTGTATTTGAATATTGAGAACTCACCAAACCCTGTTCAACTAGTTTGAGTGTGTTGGACATCTTTGCAGATTTTACGTTTTTGATAATAAAAGTTTTTTCAAATTCACTTTGACTATCTGCAAGACTCACATTCGATGGATTGAATGTATATGGTATTTTGTCGTTCCACGGTGACTGTTGTAACATAACCTCCAGATTACCAAGACGAATATTCTCATCATGCATCGATGCATATGTAAAGAACGGTGAACCTGTATCCGTGGTTGCTCTTGAAGTCAACCATCTCAATGCTTCAAGTATCGTTAGATTAGGAATGATACCTTTGATACTTTGTTGTGAAAGAATCGACCCCTGCATATATGAAGTATCAATATTTTTACGCATTTCCTTGCCGATAAGTTTAACAAGTATATCATCAATCCTACCGTTAAATGAACGACTAATCTTTTTCGCTCTTGCGAGATATGCATGTTCCTCAATCAAAGTAAAGACATTCAAACTTGATTTAGCGTTATTATTACTTTTTACACTTTTCTCAAGACTAGTCATGATGAAGGTTCGTTCAAAGACTGAATCTAGGTCATTCTCAATTGAAGCAATACGAATAGTAAATCTTTCTGTCCCCTGAAAGTTTATTGTATCAAACAGACCTTTATCATCGAGAATTGCAACCTGACCAGTAAGATAAGGTTTATCAAGACTTTCAAAAATATTAAACTCTGCAATACTCGATGTCACATCATAAATATTGCCAAGTCTATCTGCTTTAACAGACGCTTCGGTTATCTTGTATTGTTGAGACTGATTTTGTGCCATTTATATTCTAGTCTTCATAAACGTATTGAATTCAGATACAACTTTAACAACAGCATCAGGCCTGATAACAATTATTTCTTTCAGGACATCATTACGTCTGTCAAGTCTTTCTCTATATGTAACTGGTAACAAACTAGGGTTAGGATTATTGAAATCATAAAGTGTCAGGTCTTGATGAACACCATTCGCGTCTTCATAGTGATGAATTCCATTATACTGTTCGGATTCTCTCACCAAAAATATTTCTTCAGTCTGTCCCTGATTATCAGTATATGATACACGTTCTGTTTGGTTGAAATTTGTAGTATTTGGTTCTACACCCGTATCGATAATCAACTGTCCCATTTCAGGAATTTTACGAATGATTGTTCCGACTGTGCCACTTGTATTACCTGTCACGGTCTGACCTACAGGAAAATTATTTGATATATTACTATTGGTTGTAACTATACGATACGGATATTTTACTTTGGCAATATCTAACATCTCGTAGGAAGGTTTTGGCCAACCTGATACACGAATATCATCATTCATAAGATAGAATGTCCAGTAATAATCAGTAGTTCCATATAATTTGTATGAGAGTGTATCAGGACGTTCTCCTGCCTGAATTGTATACTTGTTATAGAAAGAAGTGTTGTTCTTTAGGTCATCAATCATATCCACATATTGAGATAGATTTTTGAAAAGAACGGGGTCTTCGCCGTTACCGAATTTGTAACCTATGTATTGAAAGTTTTCGAAATATTTGGTAGTCATTAGAATCCACCTTCTTCTACATCAGTTCTACTCAATGTTCTTGACTCTTGGAATGATAGTGTCATTTCAATATCGGTAAAGTTACCATCCTCGTGAAATGACATCGCTGTTGTGTTATAGTTTGTTGTGACATCACGCAGATAGACTGGTTTGATTTTATTAGCAACAAAGTCACCGTCATACAAAACATCAATCTGAAATCTGTTAGGGAACTTATATCCAACTGATATTTTTGATGCGCCAACATCAAGAGTAATATCTTCAGGATAGAGTTCAGTTCGGAAGAACTTTACGATTTCTTTACATTCCTCTGCTTCTTTTGCAGATGTAGGAATGAATTTGAATGTGAATGAAAAGTCACGCAGACCCACTTGTTTGAATAGAACACGAGTGTTTGGATTTGTGGTAACTCGACCCGCAGACTTAAATGCACCAGCTAGTTCGTCTGGCCCTTTTGATGCAAGTTTTACTGCACCTAGTTTTGCCATATCCGAACCACCCGAACCAGTAAGACCAGAAGATAAGGTTTTCATACCCGCATCAATCATTTCGGATATTGCACCCGTTCCGCTCTGTAAACCTCTCTCTGCAGCTGCACCCATTCCGCCCAAGTCCATGTTATCATACGCAACATTATCACGGAATGCAAGTCCTACAGGAAGATAAATTGATACTTGTCTATTTGTTAATTGTGGTTGTGCTGGCCCTGTGATTGGAAAGTTTTTCAGTTTACCAGATGCCTCATCCGCTGCTTTCTGTTGTTCTTCCTTTGATAGACTCAAGAATGACAAAGCACCTTCACCTAGTTCCGTGACGGTATCTGCTAAGTTTCCGAGGTCTGTTTGTGGTTCTTCAAGAACAGTGAATACAAGTCTACCCTTATAGTCATCTGGATTGTTTAGAGGATACTCTAAATCTACTCTTTTTCTTGCTTCATCTACGCCTTGAGTCATTGTCTACGATTCCGATAAATAGGTTATAACTGTTTCTATTTATAAGATTTTTCGTAATATATACCCGCAGACTCCAACAATTCTAACGCAAATTCTTGTTTCTTATCTAACTCTTGATAATAGACATGAGTTATTCCTGACTGAATTATCAATTTCGCACAAGACACACACGGAGAAAGGGTTATATAAATCTTATGTCCCTGTGTCGCAATACCTAATCTGGCTGATTCGGATATTATTCTAGCTTCTGCGTGTTGTGTCGTATCAGGATGTTCTCTTTCAGTTAGGTGTGTATTGTGTGAAGAGACACCATTAGTGAGATATGCGCCAACCTGATATCTTTTGTTTTTGGCCAGTTCTTTTTGTTCGATTGCGAAATTCATGAACGTATCGGTCATATCCGATTTCCTCTATTAATTCATAATTATCATTACAGTTTTTTATATCAAAGGTAAATGATTTATCACCCACAGTTTCCAAAATCCAATTTGTCTGCCTATATCCAGTAAAGTCATTATCAAACGCAGTAATGATTTTATCAAATGATTTAATATAATCTAGTGATTCTTCTAACATCATAATAGGAAAATTACTATGACATGTTGTTCCTACAATTGGTGGAATCATATTGGTTGTTCTAAGAAACGCTTCTGCAACAACGAGAACCTCAATTTCACCCTCAACAATTATCAGTTCTTCACCACCCCTATCGAATATACTACTTCCATATAATTGTAGTATTCTGTCTGCCTTGTGTCGCCATACTTTAGTATCATCTGATAAGTTTCTCTCTTGGGTAAAACCTTCTCCTATATAAGGCATATATAACTTATGAGAATCTGTATACGCACCATACTTGTCTAGAACTGTTTGAGATATTCCTCTAATCATTTTTTTATTTATATGGCATATTCTGGTAGATATCGGGTAAAAAACCCAACGAAATATAAAGGTGACCACACCAATGTGGTCTACCGTTCCCTATGGGAGAAACATGCATTCAAGTGGTGTGATGATAATCCTAGTGTGGTTGAATGGTCATCCGAAGAAGTTGTAATACAATACTTATATGAAGTCGATAAGAGGTGGCATCGTTACTTTGTAGACCTAAAACTCAAGATGGACAATGGAAAGACCTATCTGATTGAGATAAAACCAGATGCACAGACTCAACCCCCTACAGGTTCAAGGAGAACAAAAAGGTTTTTGAGTGAAAGTTTTACTTATGTCAAGAACATGAACAAATGGCAAGCAGCAAATGAGTTCGCAAAAGATAGAGGTTGGCACTTCCAGATATGGACGGAGAAGAACGAACCATTGAAGAGTCTTATTCCCAAATCAACAAAACCATTAAAACCTTTCCAAAAACGTAAAAAATAAGTATAAATAGAAACATGAGTAATATCTTCAACAGACTGGAACTACAGGCATTCCGCGCTGGGGTGACGCCACGCACCAAAGAAAGTCGTGATTGGTTTCGGAAGAAAGCATCGAATCTTCGTTCAATCAACCGTAATGAGTTGATGAAAGAAGAACCGCTCAAACGAAGAGCGCAACGTGGCGTGGTCGGTTCGATGCAGATGTTCTTCTATGACCCGAAGACCAAAGACAAACTACCATATTATGATGTATTTCCATTGGTTGTCGTAGTCGGGCCTGCGGAAGGTGGATTCTATGGATTGAACCTTCATTATCTCCCACCAATTCTTCGTGCAAAGATGTTAGACTCATTAATGGAAACCGCGACTAGTAAGACATCTGATGATGCAAAGTTCGCAATAACATATAGTAAATTACAAAGTATTTCAAAGCTGAGATATTATAAACCATGTTTCAAACACTACTTGAATAAACACGTTTCGAGTAAATTTGCAGAAGTCCCTGCACCCGAATGGGAGATTGCAACCTTTCTTCCAACCGCAGACTTCCGTAAGTCAAACTCACAAAAAGTATTCTACGATTCAAGACAGATGATAGGTAAAGGTTAATGACAACTCGTATCGATGATTTCAAATCACAGGTAGGTAAAGCTGGTGGTTTTGCAATGGGAAATCTTTATAAGATTTTCCTTCCGCCTATCTCTGGTGAAGCAAGAGAGATGAATTTGTTGTGTAGAGCCGCATCAATGCCTGGCAGACAAGTCCTCTCTACAGAGAAACAGATTGGTTTACAGACAACCAAAGTTGCATATGGATATGCAGTGGATGATATATCTCTATCCTTTCATGTCATGAATGACTATAAAGTCAGAACATACTTTGAGGCATGGCAAAATCTTGCAGTAAATCAAGAGACACTAGAAGTAGGATACTACAATGACTATACACACCCTGTCGTGATTCAACAGATAAAAAAGGGTGTCGCATTTCCATTGAAAAAGAAAAAGATTTTTGATTCAGGTAAACTACCAAGTTCTATCGCGAATCGTTTACCTCGTATTGGGCCTCTTGATTTGGCGCAAGGCGAGATTGACTTAAATCTACTTACAGGTGATAAGATTGCTTATACTTGTATACTAGATAAAGCATACCCAACTACATTGAA